TCCCATTCTCAAGAGCTTGTTCGAAGTCTCTAGAGAAATTGGGTAGGGTTATCGTTAAAAATGATAAACCCTCGTGTTCAACTCGGGATCTCATAGTTTCGAGATCCCGATAATCATAGACATCAGCGATGCATTTGTTGCACGCATCTTGATAGATGACGCGCAACAACCCTAGCAGGTCACTTGCTTTGCTTTTCATATTTCCCTCCAATATTAGGATGGGTAAATATCAAACTCAGCAGGTTTGCCTTGGTCAGTGCTGTTTCAGCGTATCGCTGAGACGGATTATTTAAGCCCGTCAGCACTGGCATTTATGACATCACGAGTGATGTCATGATCTGACACCACTACAGCATAACCAACTAAGCAATCGGACTGCAGAAACTTAAGTTTCTCCGCCGATTAACTTTGTGTTGGCTGTAGTATCTAGCCAGGCTTTAATGCCTGCCCAGTTGTAGTCGATTTGCGCCGTTGAAAAGCCAAAAGCTGGCCTATCATCGACGATCTGCCAGGACTGTACATCATAATCATTGGTTAAATCCAATGGATTCTGAACAACAGCTTTCTGAGTGAACTTGACAAGCGTACGTATACGCCCGTCAGCGTTCCTTTGTTGGGATATAGTTAAACTATAGAGCCCATCAGCAGATAAGTAGTCAGTGGTGGTTTTATTACCATTGACAACAGTGCCAATGCGGGGCATTGACTTAGCGACTCCATTAACGGTGACAGATTGTGGATCGGCAAACATACTAAGCGAACCTCCTAAAGGTAGTGAGAGTTTAACTAGTCTTGTATCCGGTCCTTTCTCAAGGGACAAAATAGTTGAAAACGACTAGTAGATATCCTAACGAGTACTCCTGGAAATTCCAAGAGCCGCTAGGATCGCTAAACGCATTGGGGATAAAGTTTCCCAAGGCGAGTCAAATCCATATGGACTTTCTGACCTTTTTCTCTGTTTGACATCGATTCTTCGACGCCATTCAAGAGTTACGTCACCAGAACCCGTTGACAAGTATTGTTTACATACTAAGTCACTGACAGTATGGTGCATCAGGTACAGATAGTCGGCCACGACTCCGTCGAGAACGGCTCCTGTAAGTGCGTCGAGATTTCGACCCACATTCAGTTGCCAATCGATGAGCCATGTCCAAGGCGTAGCCCTCCAGATGACTGAAGGAGAAGCTCGAAGGCCATGCATGCGTAACCACGCTGCAAGAACCCCCATACTCGGATATTTATCTTCCGGGTACTTCTCTTGATCAAGTGTCGGTATGTAAAACTTGAAACGACCAGAGGTAGTAACGAGAGTATATTTTTCCTCCCATACTTCCCAACGGCACGTTCCAGGCGCACAAATCACATTCTCAATGGTATAGCCAAGCGGTTCACACCGCATGCCTGTCCCACTGGCAATGAGAGTAGACACAACGTCATCTCGTAGGGTCCTCCTATAATGTTTCCATTGACCATTGTTTTTTCTCCAATGGTCTAGCATCTGAAAGAAGCGCGCATTATTATCTGCGAACTTCGATAGATCGGAAATAAAAGGAGCCCAACCAAATACATGGTTGAGAAAATGGTCGGAGACCTCTTGAGGGGCTTGATGGCCCAATCTCTTGAGATTACCTCTCCGTAAGGCTCTGCGAAAGTCTCTAGTGGTGATACCACTACTTCCGCCCATCACTTTCCATATATCATTGAAAGCGCGAGCGGAAGTGTGTAGCATCGGACTAATGTCCGAGGCTTCACCAAGAGCAACTCCCATAGAGCCCAATTCCATCTTCGGCGCGGTCCTAGCCCACGCTTCCGGACCCCAGCCAGTCAGAGAAGGTAACAAGGATGATTTTGCACCGAGCATCGTCCCTATATTCGAATAAGTCGAAGTAGAGATCGGATCGCCGGGAAAACCAGGGTTGCAGAACCCGCCGACGTATTTGATTTTGACGAAACCTAACCCAGTATAAAATTGGGTTCGGGCGCCAGAATCGTATACGCCGTTTCCTTGTAACTCCGGGGTACCTCTCAAGACCTTAATTGAAGTGAACGGACCCCCATTGGCCCATAGACCGTGGATCTTGTCATGTTTTTGATCAATGACAGACTCAGCGGAACTATAGGAACCAGTGGGCCAAGTGGTATCAACGGGACCATTATAGTTCCATTTACCATTGTAATAGGCATAAAAATTGCCTATTCGCCTTGGCGTTGCCTTGTAAGGCATCGGGATAAGTCGTTCACGGTATCTCAAGAGATCTGAAGCTGGCATGAGTAGCCTCCATATGGTAGTGTGTGTGGTAATTAGCCATGCACTGCAACACGACTATTTTAATTGATAGACGTCATCGCTGACATCTAAG